CCACAAAACGCAGCTGGTTTAATCACACAGGGTTCAACAAACGGAACAGTCTCTGGACTTTCACTTGTTGTAGATCCAAACTACACAGGCGATAAGTTCGCTTTGGTTTACCCATCAACAGCAATGCGATTCCATGAAAGCGCACAAATTCAGTTGCGCACAAATGTCGTCGCAAACGGACGACTTGAGATCGGTCTTTACGGATATGTTTGCGTAGTTAATCGCTACCCAACTGCTTTCCGTAAGCTGACAGTAGCTTAATAGCACACTTAATCATGCCGGGGGGGTTGCTCCCGATCTCCCCGGCAGCAGTTTAGAGAGGACGAAATGCCAACAATTATCACAGCAACAGAGTTGAGATCAGTGCTTGGTGTTTCGTCCGCTCTTTACAATGACGCATATTTAAATGAAATAATTGATACATCAGAGCAAGTTATCTTGCCTTTACTTACAACTTTTAGTTCAGCAGTTTCCAAGGTTTCGCTAAGTGATAATATTGCAACTTTCACGACAGTAGGCATCCATGAGTTTACAGAAGGACAATCAGTTGTCATCGCAGGATGCGGAACACCATTTAACGGCACTCGAACAGTCAATGCTGATGTCGATGAATACACATTTACAGCAAACATCACTAATGCCGATGTCCTTGAACGCAATGTCATCCCTAGCGGATCCGCAACACTTACAGGCGCTTCAACTTATGTTGGGGTTGCAGCTGTTGAATCAGCGATCATGGTAGTTTCAGTTGAAGTTTTCCAATCTCGTACGGCTCCTGGTGGACAGATCGAAGGCGTCGATTTTGCGCCGACGCCATATCGTATGGGCCGCAGTTTGTTCAATCGCTGCGTTGGTCTCCTAGGACCTTACATCGATGTTGAAACGATGGCTCAGTAATGCCGAGCACTATTCTTTCAGCAGTTCGAACTCCTCTTGCCACAGCTCTTGCTGGAGTATCTGCCAACATATTTAGTTATGTTCCTGAGCAAGTGCCAGTTCCTGCTGTTGTCGTCGTTCCGGATTCTCCATACATGGAGTTTGAGACAATCGGCAAGAGCACCTTTCGATGCAAATTAAATTACACGATTACTTGCTGCGTTGCTTACAACAGCAACCCTGCATCGCTTGATAACATCGAGCAGCTAATAACAAGTGTTGTGGCGGTTATACCTAATGGATACGAAGTCCAAGTGGTTGATCGACCAACAGTCACACAAGTAGGCGCTAGTAACTTGCTAGTCGCGGACATACGCGTATCCACCTGGTATACGCAGACAGCATAAGGAGAACCAATAATGCCAACAACAGTCATTACGGGTCGCGACCTCGTTCTAACCATCGCAACAGTAAACTACGATGCTCAGACAACTAGCGTGACTCTCGTAAACTCACCAACTATCGATATTTACCAAACCCTCGATGGTAAGGCTTTTAAGCATACAGATGACAACTGGACTCTTAACGTAGAGTTACTTGCCGATTGGGGTGTTGCATCATCACTATTCGAAGCAATGTGGACTGCTGCTGATACAGCACCAAACACAACTCTTGCAGTATCTCTAACAGCTGCAACAGGCGCAGTATTTGCTTGCAACGTCTTGCCAGTATTCCCAACAATCGGTGGCGCTGCTCCAGGAGCACAGACTGATACTTGGGCGCTACAAGTAGTTGGAACACCAGCAGACACATTCAGTTAAAATCTAACAACGGGAGCACAGATGAAACTACCAATCACAATTACATATAACTCAGGCGACGAAGCAACTTATACGGCTCAGCCTCCTGAGTGGGCAAAGTGGGAGAAGGCAACTGGCAACACGATTTCTCAGGCTAATGACAAGATTGGCATTTGGGATCTTATGTTTTTGGCTTATAACGCTTATAAGCGAGAGAACGCTGGAAAGCCTACTAAGTCTTACGAAATATGGTCAGAAACTGTTGCTGATGTAACAGTCGGAGACGATAGCCCAAAAGCCACCAACCAGGAAGCATAAGGCGAATCCTCGTTAATCTAGCAATAGAGACGGGGATACCGATGCAATACTGGGAGGACGCAGACGACATTTTAACGGCGATAGATATATTGAAGGAGCGATCGGATGGCAGATGAAGTCAAAATCGCTTATGACAAATCAGATCTACGCGGTATTGCCAGGGCTTTCAAAGGTATGTCGGATGAAGCCGTTGAAGCTGCTAAAAAGGAAAGTTCTAATCTTGCTGAGTATGCTGCTGGACAAATTAAGGTCTCAGCAGCGACTCGCACAGTTTCAGGTACTGCTGCTCGCCGTATTGCTGATGGAGTTAAGGTAAGTAAGACTTCTAAACTTGGTGAGTTCAGTTATGGTTTTGCCCGTCAAAAGTTTAGCGGTGGCGGTTCAACTTTAGATTTACTTTATGGTATGGAGTTTGGATCTAATCGTTTTAAGCAGTTCCCAAAGCGTACGCCAAACAAGGGTAGAGGTAACTCAGGCTACTTTATCTATCCAACCCTGCGACAGATTCAACCGGATCTAGTTCGCAAATGGGAAGAAGCATTTAGTCAGATTTTGAAGGAGTGGGATTAATGGCAGGCAACAGAACCCTTAAACTCTCGATCCTTGCTGACGTCGATGATCTCAATAAAAAGTTAAAAGCAGCGAATGGTGATGTCGAAGAATCTGCTGGTAAGTTAGAAAAGTTTGGCAAAGTAGCCGGAGCTGCATTTTTAGCGGCTGCTGCAGCTGCTGGAGCCTACGCAGTTAAGATTGGCGTCGATGGCGTTAAGGCTGCACTAGCCGATGAGCAAAGCCAAGTTAAATTAGCCTCAGCGCTAGAAAATGCCACTAACGCAACTAAGGCACAGATTGCAGCGACAGAAGATTCCATCGACAAGATGGCTCGCGCTACTGGGGTTGCAGACGATAATCTTCGTCCAGCGCTGGCTCGTTTGGCTTTATCAACTGGTAATGTATCCAAGGCTCAGGATTTACTATCTCTTGCTCTTGATATCTCGACACAAACAGGCAAGCCTCTTGAAGGCGTAGCCAATGCTCTAGGTAAAGCCTATGACGGAAACACAGCTGCTCTTGGTCGTTTGGGTATTGGATTAACTGCTGCCGAATTAAAGGCAATGAACTTTACGCAAGTTCAGACAAAATTGAGCGATCTCTTTGGTGGCGCAGCTGCCAAGAACGCTGAGACTTTCCAAGGTCGCATGGATCGTTTAAAAGTAGCTTTTGACGAAGGCGTTGAAACAATCGGTTACAACTTATTGCCTATCATCCAGAAGTTTATCGACCTTATCGTCAACAAAGTCATTCCAGGCTTTGACAGATTTGTAAAACTCTTTGATCCACTCAGGGAAGCGATAGAACGTAACAAAGACTCATTTCAAGCCCTAGGCGCATTTATTGTCGATTACATAGTCCCAGTATTTACAGTTGCTCTGGGCGGAGCAATTTCATTTGTTGCCAAGATTGCTGCCGGTGTCGTGGACATAGTGGGCGGGGTCATTAACGTTATCCGTACCTTGGTCTCAGGCGCCATCGATGGAATCAATGCTCTTATTAAGGCTTATAACTCAATACCGATCTTGCCTAATATTCCAACCATTTCTAAACCTTCATTTACTTCACCAACAGTTTCAGCACCAAAGGTAAGCACTCCGACATACACCCCTCCAACCATTACCACGCCAAGCGGTGGAGGAGGCGGTTCGGGAGGCGGAAGCACATCAAGTCAGGTCATGAGCACAGCGACGACCGCTGCAGTTGCAGCTGCTTCTTCACTCGGTACATTTAATCCTGGATCTTTCCGAATGGCCGAAAACGCATCAATGGCACCGGTTTATAACATTAACGTAACCGGAGCCTTGGACAAGGAAGGCGTTGCCCGTCAGATTGTTGACATTATTCAATCTTCGAATATGCGTGGCACTAACGGATCTACAAGTCTGGCTTACCTATGAGTAACTGGTCTCCAGTTTGGAAGGTCTTGGTTAATGGAACTGGCGAAAACTATGCCGGTAGCACCATTTCAAATCTCACGATTACAAGCGGTAGAACCACGATTGAACAGCAGGCGCAAGCCGGGTATTGCAATATCCAGTTGGTTAATCTTGATAATTCAGCATTTAACTTTAAAGTTACAGATTCTTTAACGATTGAATTGCAAAACTCGGTCGGTACATATGTTCCAATTTTTGGCGGATTTATCACAGATTTTAGCGTTGAAGTAATCCAAGCCGGTGCAACAGGATTTACGACCGGTGCAAACATAACCGCAGTCGGTGCTTTGTCTAGATTATCAAAATCAACCTGGACTGACACTTTGTCTCAGGATGATGATGGCGATCAGATTTATGCTTTATTGGTTGATCTCTTGGTCAATAACTGGAATGAAGTTGCTCCAGCCGTAACTTGGGCAACTTACAATCCTGCCACAACTTGGGCAACTGCTGAAAATGTAGGACTTGGCGAGATCGATCGACCAGGTGACTACACTTGCCAATCTCGTCCTTCGTCGGCTGCTGTCGTGGATCGATATACTCTTGCAGCTCTTATTGCTCAATCTGCTTTAGGTCAATTATACGAGGACGGCGCCGGACGCATTTGCTATGCAGACTCAACTCATCGCCAAGATTATTTGGCTGCAAATGGTTATACAGAATTGAATGCAAATAATGCCTATGCTGCTGGACTGAGACAACTTACACAATCAGGCGACATCCGAAATGACATCACTTTAAATTATGGCGCAGGATTTGGCTCTCAAAAAACTGCTATTGATAATTCTTCTATTAACACTTTTGGTCGATATGCAGAATCGATTGACACAGTTATCCATGGCGCAGCTGATGCTCAACTAGTGGCAGATCGTCGTCTGGCTCTAAAAGCCTATCCACGCGCTAAGTTCGATGCAATTACTTTTCCGCTTGGTAACAATGAGATTGACGATTCAGATCGTGATGCATTAATCGGTGTGTTTATGGGCCAACCTATCAAGATTATCAATTTACCTAACAATATCTCTGACGGGACTTTTGAAGGGTACGTCGAGGGCTTCACTTTTAGGGCTGGATATAACCGGGTCGATCTTACGATCAATGCGACTCCTATTGAATTTTCCCAGGTTGCAGTTCGCTGGGATCAGGTTTCAGGCTCCGAGGCTTGGAATACTTTATCGG